CTGTATTCTTGGCTCTCACTATATGTTTGATTACCAAGCCCAGCACCACCAGTTAATCCTGAACCATTTGTGCGTGTGTTCCACTCGGAACCAAGGCCACTAGGATTACCAATTCTACCTGCACTTAAAGATTTATCTCCAAACTTTAATCTTTTTACTTTTTCTTTGTCTTTTTGGAAGTTTGGCTCTTTGGCCGTTGGGGAGACCGTGACTGTGGGGCCGCCTTGTTCGGAGTAGGTTTTGAAGATGTAGTCGGAGTTGTACTTAACGTCTCCGTCACGGACGTCATCTGGTCTGTTGAGCTTTCTTTGGAGCTGCTGTCCTGGGGCGTTGTTGTCGAGCAAGGGTTTACGGTTGGTTTGACCTTTAACCAGTTTATTAGTGCTTTTAACATTTTTATTTTCCTTAAATAATAAATTAATATTTAACTTACTTCTTCGATTCAACCAATCTTCGGCTGTATCCCCTACATCAGAATCCAAAAATTTATTAGTGGATTCATATACTTCGTATATATCTTCTTCTTTAGTTTCTAAGTTTCCTGTATTATCGAAAGGAACAAAATTACTAAAGGCTTCCATGAAATATTTAGTATTTTCTTGCGATTTGGTCCACTTGTCCTGTCGTACTGATTCGACCATCATTCTGGACAATAGTGAGTTTCTTTCTTTACTTGTTTCATTTGTCGTATTGACAAATATCATCATTGTATCGTAACCAATGTCCTCAAGTTCTTCTTTGATATAGGCAATTCTATCTCTATCATCTGCTGGGCCATTGATAATCAAAGGACCACGATTGCGAATTGATTCTCTACGAGGATCGCTGGTCTTTTCTGATAGTTTTTGTTTATCAGCCAAATAATCTTGTGCTTGAACTAAATTCAATTCAACAGACCTTTGTTCAGCAATGGCTTCACGAATAATGATATCTTTACCAGAACCTGGCCCGCCAGCCACAAAAATGGCTTTAAACAGGCCACGAGTATATGATTCATGTAATCCTAGGCCCTTACGAGTATCGTTCATCAACTCTTTTGCATGAGTATCTGAAACATGAGAAGGAACACCCTTTCTAAACTCACCAAAGTTTTTAGATTTTGCGTGTTCTCTCATTTTACTGGCAGACATACCTTCGGTACCCTCAGCATCTGGATCTCGGTGACCGGCAGAATGAACAGTAATCTTTTTAAAATTATATTTTCCATGGCCTGCTTCTACACCATTATATTTGTGTAGTAGGTGATGCATTTCTTTTACACGGTCGGAACCCACAACAACATGAAGGTGTGTTACACCATTATTATGAACATCAACTGCATGATGTAATATTGTTGGTTTTTCTTTTGATGCAGCCACAAAGTTTGTACCACCAGATTTTGTTGCCTCTGATATTGGACCTGCAACATAACGCTTTAAGTGTTTGATTTTTTGGTCAGCACTTAATGGGTTCTTTTTACTATCTTGTGTATGAGAAACAACGATAGAATGAGTTGCATTGTTTTTCTGTGCAATCTCTTTGACCTTACTAATCAATTTTAGATGACCTGTAGTAGGAGGACTCATTCTACCAAAGGTAATAACATGGTGTTTTTCACCTTGTTGTTCTTCTTTGATTGTATCTAAAAATGATTTCATTGTGGTTTCTTAATTTTTTTAGGTTTTAAAGTACCTTCGGTGCCAACGAAATTGATGGAACTGGCCATTGGTTGTGAATTAAATTTTGATGCAATTGTAATTAGATGGTTTCCTGTTACGTCATTTTCATCTTTGTGTGCATAAACTCTAATACCATTTTCACCACTTTTTTCAAGTGTAAAATGGTGTGCTCGGCTTAATGCATCCACATGAGCAGAAGAATCTGTTTCCATTCCATGTGCGTGAGCACCGTATTCTCCTTTTTTTGTTCCATAACCTGAAGCAACTATATATGGCGTTCTTTCATTAGTTTTATCTTCTTCTTTACTTTCATTTGTCCTAAAATGATTAGAAGCTAAATGGTTTTTAATTTCTTCTGTAGATAATTTATTTAATCTATTAAAATAAGATTCTCTTACACTATTTAATATTTTATTACCTTCTTCTTTAGCATGATCCAAATGTTGTTCATTACCAGGTTTACGAAGCCATTGTTTTCTGCCTTCTGTGTTTTCTTTTTTACTACTCAGAGGTAAGTGTGATATGCCTTTTTTTTCAGCAAAATCATCTAGTTTAGGATATTCATTTTCGTGCCATTTTTCACCAAGAGATTTAGCTATGGGTGTTAATCCTGGATTTGAAATTCTCTCTGCACCTTTACCTTCAGTATTTTCCATATTGGATTTTGCGGAGATACCAGGGTATATTGTTCCATGTGTTTTGTGTGGAACTTTAAGCATAACATCTGAAGTGTTATCTTTACTTTCAACGTTGAGGCCTGTTATCCTTTTTATTGCACCTTTACCAGCACTTAAATGAACACTTTTTGCTTTGGTTAAATCAATACCTCTTTTTTTGTATTCCAATATAGAGGCTTGAGCCATTTGTTTAGCTCTTTGGCTTTGGTGTTCATATTCTTCAGGACTTATCTTTTCTTTTGATACATCATGTCTGTCTTGTGCAGCTGCTTTTTCTTCTTCAGTTTCACCTGGTCTGGTGTCTTTTAATCCTGCAGCTTTGGCTAAATGATGAGCCAGTAAAAATTCATTCACATTTGAACGATGTTTTATTTTTTGAAGATATTTTTTCAAAAATAAACGAAAGTCCGATCATTTTATATCATATCCTTTTTTTCTCAAAATTCTTATGGCAGCTGATTCACTATCCGCAAAAATTGTTGCAACTGATTTTCCTCCAGAATAAAGACCATAATGTCCGGTACCTTCTTTACGAACATGTAACGTATGACCAGTTAATTGGTGTGAAGCAATGGCACCGTGTAATGATTTAGAATATTCTTTAAATGACTTCATTGTGGATCGTTTTCGTAATCTACTTTAATTGTTTTTTTCTTTGTTTTTTTAGGTTTATCTTCTACTGAAGGTTTTCTAACTTTTAATAAATTAGCTTTTGCAAATTCTGATCGGTTAACTAGTTTTGTTGGTTCACCACTATAGTTGACCACAAAACCTTCTGGTCCTGTTGGTTTGCCATCAATGTGGTGTTCTAAACCACCAGTATTCTTTTCCAAATTTTTCACCAATACATTTTTTGCTTGTTGTAGATGGTGGTGCATATTTAGAAGGTTATCATAATGCTCAGTATTACCTTCAATGTGTTGCACATGAGATTTGGCTTCTGTTTCTTTTCTTGCTTGTGCAGCTGGTGTTTTTAATTTAGATGCAGCCTTAACAAATTTATCTTTTATATGTTTCTGTAGGCCTTTAGATGTGGGTTTTTCACCCGTTCTAACAGTCTGATTAATATAGGTTTCTAAAGAACCACCTTCACCACGGTGTGGTTCGGTAACACTATACATTTCTTTGCCAGAACCGGTGTTTATTTTTTCAGCAGCTGCAATGTGTTTTCTAAATTGTTCTTGGTCTTTTTCTGAATAGTTTATTTTGGATGCATCGTGTTCAGCCGATTTGTGCCAAACATCTTCATGTTGTTTAAAATTGTGCACATCAGGACTAGCATCTGCTTTCATTGAAGCAATATCGTTACCATGGTATTGTTGATGAACCACTACACCAAATTTGGCTTTACGAATCTTGTCACCTTCTGAACCTTTGGCAGAATATGTGATTGTATTTGGCGTAAATGATACTCCGTGTTTGGTTTCTTTTTTATCTTCACCACTAAACATCACATCACCTTGATATACACCTTTTTTTGGTGCCACCTTAGGTAAATGTTCCAATGCGTGTTTTAATTTCTCAACTAGGCCTGGTGCATGGCCATGGTTATTTTCAATATCTTCATCGGTGTAGTTTATTTTTGGATTTTTATTAAAGGCAGATTTTGATGCTACAAAGAATTTACCATTTTCTGGATGGTGACCAAAAACAATAGATGGAGAACCATCATACTTCATAGTCAAAGCGGTACTGTGGCCGCCAGATTTAATATGTTCATGGGCCTGCTGTAATGCGCCAACAGCATGTTTGAATCCTTCGGATCCATTTTGTAATGGTCTATCCTCAGCATGAGTTATATGCTTGAGTTTACCACCCTCATCTTCCTCTTTGAGAAACGTTGAAAACGAATACATTAATTTCCTTACAGATTTGCAACACACTTTGGTTGCCAGTTGCTTATTTATACAACATTTGGAGTTTTAGAACCAAACCTTAGAAAGATTGGGTTCGATACATAGTCATCAAATTGTTGGTTTTAAATCAGCAAATCCAACGTTTGGAATAGGTCATATTTTGGTGTATAACCCATTTCTTTGATTTTTGAGATATCCAAAACCATGTTTTTTGTTTGAACTGTTTTGTGAAATTGAGGAATGTCCATAGTACCAAATTGTGATGTAGAATTGACCTTACTTTTCACATAGTCTAAGGCTTGTTTAATGAATACCGTTTCACCGTTACCTATGTTATAGATTTCATTTACATTTCCCTTTTCTATAACAAGATTAATGGCTTGTACCACATCATCAACATGAATGTAATCACGGTAAAAAATACCGCCCTCATATAAAGC